ATTGGCCTCGCCTCCTAGCTTTATTTACTAGGAAACTATGTACACAAATCCACAAACATTGGAAACTCCACGCTAGGAGCAAAACCAATGGGCTACTTATGTACAGGCGAGACGTCTGACTCTTAAAATTATGACCTGGGTAAAACCCTAGAGGCGAACCTCTAGGTAAAAATCCAAGTCACTCCTTCAGGAGCGAGGTTCGTCTCACGATGCGCTAACACCGCACACAGGGGCCATCCCTGTGATTCCCACAGTGTCCATTCGGACTTAAAGTGAGTGTCGATTCCGTATAATTAGATCCAGAAACCGAAATCTTACAAAATTTCTGGAAATTTAATATATAATATGAAACTCAACGAGTCTAAGAAGTCTCGTTGATGGAGTACCTGTAATAAATAGGCACACCAGTAAAGAAAAACAATGAAAAGTCTTCTCCTGCAGCGTCGTGTTGGTGTATCAACGGCGTTACAATACGTGGAGAAGCCGATCCAGAGCCCCCATGAGAAGCTGTACTTCTGATTTGGTGGCTATTACACTGCAAAGCATTTGCATGCACAACACGCGATGAAGCGAAGCGTCCCTGCCAGTAGAAGGGAAACTCAACCTCAAGAGTGTTGTTAACAGAACAATGAGTAGCCGCGGGACCAGCTCCCGATCCAACATTGAATCGAGAAGAGAAGCACCGGGTCGTGTTCTTAGCAGTAGCAGTGCCTGAATATTCGGAACTAAAGACATTGCCAGTATCGGATGTAATAAACCCCTGTCTTACAACATTAGGGGTAGTGTCCGAGGCATTTTCAAACATGTATTTTTTACGTACAGCACCTCTATAACCAGCATAACAAGGCATAAACCACGTCAGAAACGCGGTCGCCCCAAGAGTCTGTGAGGTGGTGCCATCAGTAGCTAAATCGACACCGTTATCATCCCAACCGTAGAAGTATGGGAGATTTTTATTGCGCAAACCATTAATGCGCACCGTGTCAGCAGTAGCTGCGGGCATAGCCCATCCTCGAGTGAAACAATATCGCTTAATTAATTCGCGAATCGAGGTAGGCGGATCACCATAGTAGACAAGATATGTGGCATCGTTCGGATCAGCAGTAGATCCTATGTCGTTAATGGGTGCACCTCCACTAGGTTTATCCGTAATAGATTCTGATTCATCAGAACCCGGAATACCAGACTGTGAATTCAACACAGCAGGTGGAGGTCTGAATAATGAAAAGTTCTTCATTTTATCGTTGGTAGGTCCAGCGAATTTGATATCTTCGCAAGCAGACACAAAAACGTTAATAGAAAGATCAGAGTCCGTACTAGGGCTGACAAGTTCGTTCAGCACTGTAACTTCAAGGATTCCGTTTCCTTCGCTTGTGTTCTCACTCAAACGTGCAATGTCGGAAAAATTACTTCCCGTGGAGTATGGATCACCACAAGATTTCCATGGTTGGGCTTGTCCCCAACCCACTACAATCTCAAAATCATCGAGATCAGCAATATCAACCACCCTAGAGTAGTTGGTGTTATAATTCACAGCTGACGTGAAAGCGTTCGGATCCCACCTGATTAGAAGGCGTCCTTTATGAAAGTTGCTCTTAACCACCTGAAACCTAAATTTCAAGGAGCCTTGCCAAGACTCGAAAGCCGTAGCAATATGAGCTAATGGAGTCATATGAATCTCCGAGTCAATAGTGGAGAGCTGCATAGGCAACACTCTAGTGTTCCAGAGCAATTTGTCCGGATTATCGGTTGGGGACCAATCGAATTGAGTTAGGTATGATTCGCGCATAGCATATTGCACGATACCCATCTCATCTTCACCGTTCAAGCCTACCGTCCGTGAATCCACAGACAGTTCAGCCTTACTATCGAGAGTAAGTTTTTGAACGGCATCGGCTGCATCAACATTGGCAAGATTGCCTGTTGGAGATGGCTTATAAAGACCAATATCCGTAATTACAGCAGGGCGACTATATCCAAAAAGCTTTGCAATTTGGGCAAGTCCTCCTGCCGCAATCTGTGATGCGACCATATAAG